CGGGATCGAGGCTTCGAATTCGATCCCGTCTTTCGTGGGCTTCTTGAAGGTCGTCTGGCCGACGGGCTTCTTACTGTCGTGATACAGGAGCAGCGGCAGGGGGTTCTTGAACGACACACCCAGTGGTTCGATCACGTCGCCCATTCGGTCGGCTTCGGGGGTCGTTGCGATCCCCCGGATCGTCCGCTGCTCCGCGTCGATCGCCTTGACGGTCAGCAGCGAATAGGCGCGGTTCATGCGCCCGCATTGTTACCCCCCGTCGGGCTTACGTACCACGAATACCAATCGCGAACGGTAGTCTGAGACGTATTCATTGACCGCCTGGCGGATCACGCCCGAAATGTTGGTGCGGTTCTCCGCGGCGACGCGCCGCAGGTCGAGCCGTTGCGCGTCCGTCACCCGCACCCGGATCGCGGTCGTCGCCGGGTCGATCGATCGGGGGCGTCCGCCGCGTTTCAGGTCAGCCATCGGTTCGCCTCGAAAGCACCGCATTTCCACGGGACACGTCGGGCCGCCGCCGCTGGCCGCAGTACTCGCACACGTCCGCGTCCGGCGTGCGGTAACAACAGCCCTGCACGACGCACCGTAATAGATGCTCCATTGTGACCCGATCCTGCACGATTCGCTCGAGCGTTTCGGCCGTCATGTGCGCCCCCCGAAGACCATGAATTGATATTGCGGGGCCGGCGTATCGAGCACGCCCGCGGCGATCGCGTCGGTCCGCGCTTCCCAGGACAGTACCGCCGCCATCGCGTAGTCGATTTTGTGCGGCGAATCCGATCGATCCTTCTGAATCAGCCAGAGCCGCTTCCCGTCGTCGGTCCGCTCCGCCAGGTCATGCCGCCGCGCGTTCCCCAGGTGCCGCGTTAAATCCGCGTTCCCGTTGTGCGTCAGCTGCCCGTCACGGATCGCCGTCTCGAATCCCTCGAGCGCCGTGGCCATCGCGCGCCGGCGGTTCGTCCACCATTCGATCACGTGGTCGTCGCCGAATTCCCCGATCCACTTCGCGACCCACGCCTGCCAGTACGGCGGGTCCGCGTACAGGCGCCAGACCGACCAGCGGGTGAACAGCGCGCGGATCGTGGCGTCGACCTCGAGCGCCGGCACTTGCCAGGGCTTCCCGTCGGGGGTCTTACCGCTGGGCGGACACTCCCACAGCCCTTCCGTCCACTGGTAGCCGGTCGCCACGTCGGTGCACACGATCCCGGTCGCATCGTGAAACATCGCGCCGTCGAATCCGATCGTGATGACCGCCCCGTCGGCCGGGACGCCGTCGGGGGCCGCGCGCGACTTCCACAGGCCGACGTCGAACGCCTGGGTTGAACTGCGCACCAGGCGATTGAGCCAGACGCGTTCCAGGTAGGCCCGATCGGCGCCGGGATCGCGCCACTGTTCCAGGATGCCATCGAGATCCGACCAGCTGGCCACCGGCCCCGAGGCTTCCACCAGCGCCGCCCGCAGGCCGGCATCAGTCGACAGGTCGCACGTGTCGCCGGCTTGCCGATGAAAGTAGAACAGCCGCGCATCGGCGACGCGCCCATCACTGACCGCCCGCGCGTAGTCCATCGTCGACTCGGCGACCGACCCCGTCCCGGGCTCCGGCGCCGTCGTCGTCTCGAGGCTCCAGGCGTCAGCCCGAAACCGTTTCGGGATGTTCGCCAGCATCGTCTTATGGGCGTCGACAAGTTTGGTCTGCGTGAACCGGTGCGTTTCGTCGAAGTGTTGAAACGTGGTGCGCGCCCCGTCCAGGGAGTTCGGCGCCGACGCCAGCGGCAGCGCCTTCCCGGTCCCGCGTTTCCGTTCGATGCGCTCGAGACCGATCACGAAGTCATCGCGCAGGGTCGACAGTTCCAGGATGACGCGCAGCGCGCCGTACGCGAGTTCTTCCGACTGTTCCTCTGTGAAGGCGACCATAGGGATATACGGATCGGTGACCGGCCCACCGATGGGCGCGCCGTCCGGCGTAAAGCCGGTACACCGCACGGGGGCGTCGGGATGGAGTTCGCAGGCGGCGATCCAGGCGGCGAATTCAGTTTTTGCCGACCCCTTCCGCAGCGACAGCCCGGCCCGCTTGAACCGTCGGCGGCCGGCCCACCGGTGCCCGACCGGAAAGACTTCATACAGCCGCCAGACGATCGCCCGCTTCTCCGCGTCGAGCACCGCCGGCGCGCCGACCATGTCGCCCGGCCCGAAGACCAGATTTTCTTCGATGAACTGACAGACCTGCGATCCCAGGCTGGGATACGGCACGCGGTCGATCGGGACCGTCAGGATCATTTGATGCGACGGTTCGGCGGCGGTTCAGGACGGGGCGGCGGCGCGCCAGGGGCCAAAAACTGCCGGCGCGTGTCGCCGTGGCCGGTGATCTCGACCCGCGACCCGACCGGCCGGTTCGGCGCGCCGCATCCGGGACAGATCCCCAGCGCCCCATAGCGCCCGCAGTACGCGCATTGCGCCGTCGGCCCCTGCACCGCCACCAGCCGCGGGACCGGTGCGCCCATCAGTTGACCCAGCCGATCCGCGGGTCACCCGTCGGCGCCACGACCGCCCGCGCCGGCTTCTTCGGGGCGTCGGCATCCGGCGGCGGGGCCGGCGGGGCGTCTTTCGACACGAGCACCAGCTGACGCGCGATCCCCTGAAACGTCCGCATGGCCGACAGCCGGGCCGTCGATGACTCCCCGTCGTCGAACGCCGTGATCAGCGCCCCTTCCGCCAGCGCGACCAGTTGATCGTCGGTGTCACTCAGGGCGAAGGTGTCCCGCACCGACTCCGCCCACGCCGCCGGAGACTTGAGCAGCCGGGGCGATCCCTCGAGGGTCACCGGATCGACCCGGTCCTGTCGGCCCAGCTTCCCAGCCTTGAACCACCGGTTGACCGTCGACGTGTTCAGCCCGAGCCGGCCCGCAATGTCCGACGACGCCAGCCCCAAGGTCGCCAGCCGCCGGGCTTCCTGTTTCACATACTCCCATTTCCGCGTGCGCTTCATCGGCTGCCTTCCTGAATTGGATGCGATGCGGCCGGCAGAACCACCGGACCGCCAGGGGTTTCGAGTAGTCGTCGTGATGCTTTTCGACGTCGGGCGACCCGCAGACCTCGCACGGGCGCGGGACCAGCCGGCCGCGCCGCTGGTAGACGTTCGCGTACGCCCGGCAGTTCGCCCGCTGCCGCGCCGCCGGCGACAGGTCCGCATGGCGGGGCCGCGTCTCCCGTTCGTAGATGTTCCGGCACGCCCGACACCGGCGCCGGCCGGGACAGTCAGCCGCCCGGCAGTAGCTGAGGATCGGCGGCCGCCCGTATTGTTTCCGTGCGATGGGTTCCACGTGGCCCAAATCATCAGCCCGAACCGGTCGGCAGGTCCAGTGCAATCCCGCTGAAGTCGTGCAAATTTGGAAATCAGGCTTCCCAGGCGGTTTGGACCGCGTCGGTTCCGAACTTCCGATGACCCCCCGCTTAGCTGTTGTCGCGTCGATTGTTAGCGGGATCGGCGATGTCGAGCGCGCTGCGGGGATTGGTAACGGAGAGTAGGCCAGGGGGGCGAGGCAAACCCGCGGGGTCTTCCCCAGGGGTACCGGCTGTGGGTACCTGGCCCACGCGCGCCCAGGCTTCCGCATAGAAGGCGTTCCAGGTTTGCGCGTGCGGGTCGCCGGGGCGCCAGGCGTCGAGATACTGACCCCATCCGAGGCTGGGCTGGTCCGGCCCTGGGAGGGGGGCGCGGAGGGTCCACAGCAGCAGCCGCGCGAAGACCGCGGCGAGGGTGTCGTTATGCTCGAGCGTTCCGTGCATGCGGGCGGCGGTCTCGTCGAGCGTTTCCCCCGGGGTGTGATAGCGCAGGGCGCCCATCGCTTCACGCACGGGGGCGACCGTCGTCGGATGCGTCAGGACGCCCATCACGCCGCCGCCCTTCTCGAATTGCCAGAACCCGCGGGCTGGGCCCCGCACCTGGGCCCGATGGGTGAAGCGTGACTCTTGTAGGCCGATGGCCAGCAGCAGGGCCCGGGCTTCCGGGCTGTCGTATGGGGGGCCGAGCACGCGCAGGGCGGCCGGGAGAATGTACCCGGAGATGAGCGCAATCATGGTTGGGGTGTCCTTCCAAACCCGCTTTCATAGCGGATCGCCTTGACCCGGTTGCAGTCCGAGCATAACGACTGCCAATTCCGCGGATCCCAGAACTGCACGGGATCGCCCTTCGGGGCCCGAATGTGATCGGTGCACGCGGCCGGCGTCGTCTTGCCCTGGTCGTGACACGCGCCGCGCCAGCCGTCCGGGTAGGCGTGTTCCGCCCGCTGCCCGCAGAGGGGGTACTGCTCGAGATGTCGCCGGCTGGCCATCGCCCACTGATGCGTGTAACCGCGTGCGGATGCGGAGCCACGCTGCCGATCCAGTCGCACGTTGCGCACCTGATCCCGGGACGCCTGGCAGCGGTCACAGCGGG